CGGATCCCCTTGGGTTCCATCTCGATATACTTTTGAAGATTTAACTAAAGCTGTTCAAAATCGTAAAGTAATTCACAACCCACGCCTTAATTACGTTCCTAATTCTCCATTTTGGGATGATAATAATGAGTTACCGGAACAGGGATATGAGATGTTCCAGGGACTGGGGCGATTTAAAAGAGATGATTACAATTTTGACGAAGGCCGTGCTTTAACGCGTGTGCGCCCAGAAGATCAACCAGATTTTAATCCTGAGTGGATGGAAGCATATAAGTTAAGTCCTACGGTCCGTCCTGATAAACGTGCCAAGAATCCTATGCCGCGCACCAGGAATCCAGATCCGAACGGCTTTATTATGCAGTTGGCAGAAAGTCGTGCAGAAAATGAAATGGAAAATAATGTTTCTGTTGCACAGCTTCTTGCCGATAAAAAATTAAATCCAACAGAAGAGCGTATTGGCCAAGAAAAGATTACACAAGAAGAACAAAATATTTCTCCAGCTAAAACGATTGGTTAGGCGTAAAATAACTAAAGAACTCAGTATTAAGAATATCTGTGTCGTTAGGTCAATTGCTACGTCGCGCTGTTACAGGACCAGGTTCTGCTGCAGTAGCTAAACAGGCTTTACCTGGTGCTGCACTGAGTGCTGGTGTAGGATTGCTTACCGGCGGGCCAGTTGATGCACTAGCTTATGGTGCGGGTGATTTTTTACTTAACTACCCAGCTCTTCGTGCAGCACGTAAATATTTTCCTGGTAAAGAGCAAATAATTAAAGATGTTGCTACTGGAGCAACAACCAAATCTTATTCGCCATCAATGGCAGAAAATATCATTAATGTAGGAGCGTCTCTTGGTTCTGGTGCATTAGTCAGTAATATTCTTACCCCTCGCACGCCATCTGTTCAACCTGATGCTCAACAGTTTTTAGCGCAACAAGCACAACAACTGGTGCCCCAAGTTGAATCACAACGTGCTCAAAATGCCCAACAAATGATTCAACGTTCGTATGTCAACAAACTTCCTTTAAGTCAATTAAATCTTTCTCCTAATACAATGTATCAAATGCAAGGTGTTGAGCAAACCATGTCTCATTATCCTGGTATTACACTTCCTCCTGAAATTCAAAAACAAATTCAAGAGTATGTAGCGTTATAAATATGAATCCCTTACAAAGTTATTTACAAGGTTTTCGAACAGGCAAAAGTAAAATGTTGGAAATTGCCGATTTGGCAAGCGATCCAACATTACCCGCTGCTTTACGGCCTGAAAAGTATGGTAGAGCTGCAATTAAAGATCCAGAATTTTATGCAGGTTTAAAACAAGAAGGTATCAGCGCAAAAGAAACGCCTGCACAATTTGCTGGTGCTGTTACGGCCCGACTTGCTGGCGATATTATTGCTGATGAAAGTCGTGGTATTTATTGGCGTTACAACCATCCGTTAGCTATTGCAGATAAACTTCTTCAAAAAGGTATTGATCCAGGTGACGTGCTTGGTCCATATGGGCGAGGAGCAGTTGGTATTGCCGCCGTTCAACCAGCTATCGCATTAAGCGGTGCGTATAATCCTTTAAATATTTCTGAACTAGGACGGCCTACTGGTTACAAACAAAATGTTCCGGATCCAGAAGATCCAACACAAACTTTAGAACCGGGCACTGAGCTTTTTCAACGTTTTTTTCAGGGACGTACTGGTCGACCCTTAGCTTTTGAAAAAGCACAAGAAGAAATTCCAACTCTTACAAAAGGGCGGTATGCCAATTATATGAATTTTCTTTACAACGACCCAGGACCTATTGGTCGTGCGACCATGGGAATTATTAAAGCAACGCCAGAAAATCTTCAAGGTGTTCCAGAAGCTCGCGTTTTTGGTTATCCCGTAACCATCCCTTCTGCTGCCGCCCTTGCAGGCGGCCTGACAGGTGCAAAGCTTGGTGTTGGCATGGGCGCTAAGCCTAGTATTGATATTCCTGGTACACGCACCAGGGGAGCTCTTAGGGGTCTTGCAGGTGGCGCCGTTGGTTCTGCCGCAGGAGCAGTACTTGGCGTCCTTACTAATCAAGTAATTGCTGCTGCTGGTAATACAGAAAATAAATTACCAATGCAATAAATATTGCTTCTGATAGAATTTAAATAATTAAAAGATTGATAGGTAAATAGTGATGTTGCCAGATCCCTGGAGTACGCAAACGCAATATCCTCAATCACCTCTTTATGCTTCTCAAGCTTCTCCTGATTTGTTTCAACGTCTGATGGGGAGGGCTCGTCAAGCAGGTCCTCAAGTACGTCAAGCAGGTGCGTCTGCAGCTACTGCCGCACGTCAAGCAGGTCAAGCTGCTATCCAACGTCCAGGTATGTATGGAACCTTGGGTGCGGCTGGTTTGGTTGGTGGACAACAATTGATGCAGGGTGATGTACTAGGAGCAGTTGCTAGTACTGCTGGTGGTTTAACTGGTGGTGGGATTGGTACGGCACTTGCAGGTTTAATTCCTGGTCCCGCTGGTAAAGTTGCTAAGTTTGTTCTTCCTGCACTTGGTGGACTCGTTGGTGGCGTTAGCGCTGAACAAGCAGCCGGTGCGTTAGCTGGTAAAGCGCAAGAAGCCGGGCAACGCCCTGGTGGCGGCACAGACGTAGAAATCGCTGGTGTTCCTCTTACGGAAACAGCAGTGACTCGTCGTCAACGTGACTTTGATCGAGCCCAAACTCTTCAAGATATTCAACAAATTGGCGGCGCTGAACTTGCTCTTAATAAAGAACTTCTTGGTTTCATGATGACCCAGGAAGTTCAGCAAGCTAAAGCAATGGCTCCAGTTATGGAACGTGCTCAACGCGCTCAACTTACCAATGCTCAAGCAATGCTTAATAGTCAGACTGCTGCTTATCAACAACTTGGCCGTAGTGCGATGATGGGCCGTCTTGCAACTGTAGGCCAACAGGAGCGTGGTGCAACGATGCGTCAGGCACTTGCTACTAATCCTTACATTGGTGCAACTCTTCAAGCTCCGCAAATTAGCTTTGGGTGATTATGGCTTTTTCTGACGTTTTCAATAAAGGCAGTAAACTTGGGATGTTCACTTATGGACAACCCCAAACTGCTGGTCCTGTAAATATTGAAAACATCCCTGGTTTTTCTTCTTTATCAAAAGAAGATCAAAACAATTTACGTAAACGTGTAATTGAATCTCAAATTGAATCTCAATCTGTCGCTGGAGCAATTGCACCTTTCGTTCAACAACCTTACACTCTTGATGAACTTGGGCGCTTTCGTGAACAAGAAGCACGTCGTGCTCAAGAGTTAGGCAAAGAATCTTTGCGTGAAGCCTTTAAATATTCGACTCTTGCAAATATTCCTAAAACAATTGCACAAGGATTTGGTAATATTGCGGCTACCAATTTGTACGCAGGTCAAGCTGTAGCAGATACTTTTTCAAAAACTCTTGCTAATTACCCCAGGGCGCAATTTGCTTCTTATCAGTTTCAACCTGAAAAATACTTTGGGTAGAATACAGTGAGTTACAGCTTCCCGTCATCATTTACAACTTTTGATCCGTCAAAAGCTTTTTCTGGTGGCTATGGAAATTTTTCTAGTCCTAGTGCTTTAAAAAGCGGAAGTGGAGGTGGAATGGATCCCTTAAGTCTTGGTCTTGGTTTGGGTGGAAGCTTGATTGGTGGTTTGTTTGGCATGGGCCAAGCACAAACCTCTGCAAGCATTGCACAAGCTCAACTTGCTGCTCAGAACCAAGCTATTCTTGAAGGCCGTGAGCAAACCAAAGCAGCTCTTGGTTCTTCCATGTGGGGACCATTATTTGCTGCTGGTACAGGCGGTGATATTGCTTTTGGACGTGAACAAGAAGCTAAGAAGTGGATGCAAGGGCCTTTTGCTGAACGTCAACTTGGACTTGGCTCAGAAGCATCTAAACGTGAGCGCCTGGCGCGTATTTCACCAGAATCTAAAGAAGCTGCTCGATTTGAAAATAAACTTGCTATTGATCGGGCCATTGCTGAACGTCGCGCCGTAACTGATGCGATGTTTGGTCGTACATCTTCTAGTTATTTCGGATAAGGAGGGAATATGGGAGGAGGTCCTACCGTTAGCTACACTCCGCCGCCGCCGGACGATAGCTTTGCAAAGTATCTGCAATACACTAAAGAAAAAGAAGCTGTAGCGGAAATACGTGCTGCATCAGAACGTGCTGAAGCTAAGGCTGCTGCAGATGCTCGTAAAGCTTCTGGTGCTGCTGCGTACGCGGGATTAAAACAAACAACCCAACAGCAGCTTTCTCAAGGTTTAATTGGTTATGAAAGTGCTGCAAATCAATTACGTGATTACGCAGCTAAATATGATTTAACTCCTCCTGAGGCCGATATTAATGAGTTAACCCAACAATATACAGCGGCTCTCCCCGGTAAGCGTGAGACTGGCATTAAAGCCTCCTACGAAGAACTTCTTGGTCGTCAAGCAACCTCGGAAGAACTAGCCAAAGCTCAAGAGCGTTTTGGACAGGGTTATTACGGTACGATGGAGGACTTCAAGTCTTCTCTTACCAAAAGTTCTGAGTATCAAGATAAATTCAATCAAAGCTATCTTGATAACTATTACGACACCATGTATGGTAAGCAAACGCTTACCGCAGAAGGGAAAAAAACTGGTCAACGTACTTTTAAATTTGATTCATCGCTCCTTCCTCAGTATGGTGGCGATCTTCAAGGTCGCACTAAAGTTGTTACTCCTGATTTTGGTAAAGCGTTTTCAGGCACTCCGGCAGAGCTGGAAGCACAACAGCAAAACATTCGTGATACCAGGCAGTATCTTTACAGTGCAGGTCTTACCAATCTTCAAGGAGAAATTGACAAGGAAACCCAGAAACTTAAAAATGAAGGCACTAAAGCTGTTGCAAAGATTTCTGCAGAAGGTAGTGTTTATTCAAATCTTGTTTCAGGGTTCTGGTCTTAAATTCATATTGTTATAATTAATCAAGAGTCAATACTTACACAAGATGACCAGCTCTGTTCCCGAAGGACAAGGTACCGCTGACGATTATTTTGATATCAACAAGTTTGAGCAACTGCTTGCTCGTCTTGAAGCTTCAAAAGGTCGTCAACAGCGCCAAAAATCTCTCGAAGGTCGCCGCGATATTTATGCCGGTGGTCTTGCCAGTATGATGTCTAACTTTTGATGCAAACACCAATTCAAGAAGATCAAACTCCCGCTCAAGAGTTTAATCTTGACAGCTATCGAAATCTTCTTGAGCGTTTAGAAGCATCTAAACGTGATCAACAACGGCTGGATAAAAAACTTCCTGATTCTTCCCAACAGTAAACTGTATAATTCGCTATTATGACTAGCAGTGTTCCCGCTGGACAAACCGATGTTGATGACTGGTTTGATCTAGACAAATATCGTCAGGCGGCTGGTGTCGCCTACGAATTTTCCAAAAAGAAAATGGAGACTGCTGGTGAACAAGAGCGAGAAACTATCGGTAAGGGTGCAGAAGAACAAAGAGGTTCTGCTGAACAGTCCCAGCGATTTAAACAAGAAGACGAAGCTCGAGACTACGGCCAGTCTCAACGAGCATATCGATATTAAAGTTTTTGACCACTGGTTAGATAATTTAGATTCTCCGACCAGAGAAAGTTTTGTTGCGTTTGCTGAAAATAATAATTCAGTAATTGAAATTTATCTTTATTCTCGATTCCTTGGTTACAACGGTTCAATTACCAGTTGTGACCTTTGGATTGCTAAACATTATTCAAAACCAGATCACAGAAGCGTTCTTCTTTCTGAGATCATGGAGATGCAAGAAGATATTCGTAAACTTAGAGAAGACATTGAAAATTTTGCTGTGAAACGTGATTCTGGTGTTGCGCGTATTGCTGGCATGCAAAAAGAATTACGCGGCACTATTGCACAGGTAGAGAACTACACAGCTAATAAAGATCGCAAAGGTTTGTTGATGGCTGGTGCTGACCAAGCCATTCGTGAGTTGTTAATGATTTTTAAAGATGATCCGATTGAAGGACCCCTGCAAGAAGCATCAATGTCAGTATGGGCTAAAATGCAATTAAGTGAATAGTAGTAATGCAGCAATTACCAAACTATCAACATCCTCTTCCTGAGTCACAGTTACGAACTGGTATTACTTTTGGACCAGGGAGGACCACTCGTTTACCAGAGAAAGGTACACGTGAGTATCAAGAGCTTGTCAACCGTATCCGTGATAACGCAGCACAAAATCAATGAGTAAGATGCCACCAGAACTTCTTGAGCACTTCAAGAAGAAAGAAGCAAAGAAAGAAGACGGTACTGAGATGAATGACAAGGAGAAGCGTAAAGCTGCTCTGGATAAAGCTCGTAAGTATCAAGAACAAAAACGCGATAAAAAAGAAAAATAGACTAGTATCAAGTTAATTACTGGTCTTTTCTGTGCCCGCATATCTTCATCAAGCTTATCGACGTAACGCCCAGGCTGCTGCAAAAAATCACCGGGTTCGCAAGAAAGATAATGAAGATCTCCTGGAACTGGCACGAGAAGACTTTGGTTACTTTTGTGATTACGTAGCAGATAAACCACCGGCTAAACATCATCAAGATTGGCACCGGCAATTAGTTACCAACCAAGACAGCTCTTGCCTGCTGAAAATTGCTGGTCCAAATATTGACCTATTGGCTCCACGAGGATCAGCCAAGAGTACGGTTGCAGGTTTGTTTGCAGCATGGGCTATTGGCGTGCACACTGCAGCCAAACGCCCTTTACAGATTCTTTATCTTTCTTATACAGTTGATATTGCTCGTTCCAAGTCAGCAACAATTAAACGACTTATTGAAAGCAAAAGATATCAAGACGTTTTTCCAACAGTAAAACTTCTTAAGAACGTTACAAGTAATGAGTACTGGTCTATTGACCATCGTTTTGCTGGTATTGATATTGCTGGTGAAGAACAGTTCACACTTTGTGCTGCTGGCCTAAAAGGTTCAGTGACTTCCAAGCGCAGTCAATTAGTAATCATTGATGACGCTATTAAAAGCTCATCAGATATTGCCAACCCTGACATCCGAAAGATGATGCAGGATAACTGGAATGCTGTGATCGCACCAACGATGTTTGAAGGTGGACGCGCCATCTGCCTTGGTACCAGATTCAGGCATGATGATATTCATGCAACTACTTTCAATGAACAAAACAACTGGATGCAAATTGTTCTTTCTGCAATTCAAAACAATGAAATAAGTGGAGAAGAAGAATCTTATTGGCCAGAGATGTGGTCATTGGATTACTTAAAGGAGAAAAAACGGCAAGCACCAATTGCTTTTTCTTTCCAGTACATGAATCAAATCGTCAGGCAGAACGAACTATCGTTGGCGCCTGAACTATTGGTTAAAGCAGAGATTGCTACTGAGTTTGATTCACTGGCTGTTGGGGTTGACCTCTCCGCTGGTACAAAAGAAAAAAATGATTACACTGTTTTTGTTCTTGGCGGAAAACTAGGTGATCAGATTCATATTATTGATTATCGCCGCATGCGTGTGATGGGCAACCTAGAAAAACTAGATGCGCTTAAAGAATTACTTAATGATTGGTCTATTCTTGGACGCGACGAGAATGGTAATTACTTCCCTACGTACAACACTTGTGATGTGTACTCAGAGGCTGTGGCGTACCAGGCATCTCTTGAGGCTGACTTCAAACGTATCTGTTTAAGAAACGAGAATCTTTACAACATCAACTGGCATGCTGTTAAAGGCTTTAGGGCAGATAAACTTGCTCGCTTCCGTGGTTGTATGGGTCTTTTTGAAGATCGCAAGATTATTTTTAATCGTTACCGTAACTTTACAGCTATGTTTGAAGAGCTTACTAATTTTGGTGTTAGTAGTCACGACGATTGTGTTGATGCGCTTGTTTGGCTTATTAATGGATTAACGCGTAAAGGTACTCTTCAAGTTGATTATTAGATCTTAGAATAGAAGAAAATACTTTTGCCATGGGACCCGAGTACCTGGCGATCCTCGTTACAACTTGTGTAGCTGGAATCTCAGGTGGTACCTGGGCCGCAAATAAGTTGCTATCTAGATCGCATGAAAGAATCAAACAGCTTTCTGATCGCGTGACAATTCAAGAAAAAAAAGTTGAGCATCTAGACGATAGTTTCAATCGTATGCCACTGGAGTACGTACTGAAAGTTGACTTTCTTCGCGAAATACAGCACATGCACGACACCTTTAAAGAAATTAATAGTAAGCTAGACAGAATGATGGATCGCCTTCTCAAATGACCAGCTACATTATCGAAGTCCAAGAGGATCAAGACGGAGAACTTTTTATCGAGTTTCCCGAAGAAA